GTACGCGGGGGAGGGGGGTGGTCCCCCGGGTCAGTTCAGTCCGGGGTGTCTCTCGCGTGGACGTCTCGGGTTCTTACGCCTGTTCGCTTCGGCGCCTTCGAGTCGTGACTTGAGGTCATGACATGGATGACACATGCCTCGATGGTTCGATCGGGCATCAGTGCCGCCTCTTGAGAGCGGGATGATGTGGTCATCGTCGGTCGAGACTCGGGTGCATCCTTCTTCCGTGCACTCGGCACACCCTGTGCATCTGCACACTGGGTCATCGGCCAGGACTTGAGTACGTAGCTTCCTGCTTGCCCAGGTGGAGGAGCGGCCGACTGTCATCAGCCTTGACGCCTAACCTGCTCGCGCCACTCGGCCACCACCTGCTTGGGATCGAAGCAGTCGGGGCAGCAGAGGATGGGTGGCAGTTGAGCCACGCCGTCTTCATGTAGCCCACCCACTGTGAGGCTGACCATGAGGGCAGCGCAGTTGTCGCAGGTGCGGGTGGTGACTGTTGCGCCTGTGACGATCGGGGTTACCTCGATGTCAGCCACGGCTCACCTGCTTGAAGATGCCGTCAGGCTGTAGCTCCCACGTGGTTCCATCCATGAAGATCACGTGGTCAAGCCTGGTCTCTGGCCTCAGCCCGAGGTCGCGTCTGAGTTGGGCCTGGAGTTCGCTGAGGTCAGCCACGATGTAGCCACCTCGTCAGCCATGCCCAGGTGCTGGGCTTGGTGTACCTGGTACGGCTGGTGTCCCATGTCTGGATCAGTGCGCCTACATCGAGGCGGCGGGGGCGGGGGCGGGCATGTCTGGCCACGGCCTGTCACCACCTGTAACGTGAGGGGTCTCGTCGCTCAATAGGGGGAACTATGGCGATCACGGACAGGCTCACCGCTAAAGCGAGAGCACGGTTAGAGCAGCAGGTCGGGGCAGGTGAGGATGTGCTGCTGTCTGGGACGGTGGGTCCTGTGGGGTTGGTGCTCACCACTCGCAGGTTGATGCTGGCCCCGCCCGTGACTGGGGCTTTCCCGGACCGGAACCTGCCGCTTGGTGCGATCCAGGACGTGGCATGGAAGAAGGGGCTACTCGGTTCCCAGGGCGTACTGACCATCAGGACTGGTAGCGAGACGTTGGAGTACAAGGTGCCGAACAAGCAGGGTGAGCCGGCTGCTGTGCTCATCCGTCAGGCCATGGCCGCTGTCGGCTGAAACGAAGCCCCCGAGCCTGATGTCGGTCAGGTCGGGGGCTTCTGACCCCTCTGGTTCTGGCGAGGGGGATGTTTCTGGGGTCGCCAATTGGCGGCAATTGATCGTGACACAGCGTTGGGCATGTAGCCAAACGACACGCTCAGACGAGTTGAGAGATGCGTCCAGGTGATACCTCGAGGATCGTGGCTGCGTCTCGGACGCTGACCCCTCGCTGGCGGAGTTCCTTCACTACCTCGCGGGTCTCAGTGGCCGCCTTAGATACGAACTGCTGGGCCTTGAGAGTGTCGTGCTTGGCCTCGTGGACCTTCGCTTCAAGGCCGCCAAGGTCGTATTGGATGTCGACGTGGTAGTTCTCGGGTTCGCCTCCGTTGACGGTGGCGAGGAAGTCCCTGGCCATGCGGGGAGCGTCAGCGAGGGTGCGGGACTGGGTGACGCCGGCGTCGGTGTGGAGTTCCCACCCGTGCTCCCATCGCTTGGCGGTGACCGTGTGAACGGTGCCCATCAGATCCATCCCTTCGGTAGGCATGACAGTCGCTGCTGTGCTTGGCGGACGAGACCGGGGCTGATCATGGTGGTCTGGGTGATGACGGTGGAGTGCTGGCCGCAGGGGCAGGTCCACACTTCGTGGTCGCCTTTGCCCTGTCGGCTGGTGCAGCCTGCCGCCTTCATCGCCCGGGTGAGTTCCCGGTACTTCATCGCCTTGACCATGAGATTAGTTTAGCCAGGGTAGACAGTCAATGTCAAGGGTGGGTAGACAGTTTGTCATCCTGCTTTCGGTTGTGAGTCTTGTGCGAGTAGGTCGGATACGTCGCTGACGCGGTAGGTGGGCATCCATCGGCCCTTGACGAGGGTGGATCCGACGGCGGCGATGCGGTCTCGTTGGGCCCACTTGCGGACCCTGGCTGCGGTGAGTGGGGTGTGTCCGATGTCGGTGAAGGCGACCTCGATCTCGGCGGCGGTGAGGCAGCGGTCCTGCAGGTTGTCCATCAGCCCTGCTCGTCGTTCGGCTGCGTCGCCGTACTCGGTCCCGCAGTGGCGGCAGGTCGCTGTACGTGCGGCGGGTCGCCGGTACAGCATCTCGGGGCAGTTGTCGCAGGGTCCGATGCATTCGCGGTCTTGGGGGCGGTCGACCATCCTCCGCAGTTGGCCGGCCAGGTCGGTGAGTTCGTCGAGGATGTCGGGTGCCCAGTGCTGTGCCCGGATCCAGTCAGCATGACCCAACAGGTAGCGGCAGGCGGACGCGACGTCGTCTCTGGGTGGGCGGGAGCGGCGGAAGACGGAGCAGGACACGTGGAGGCACGCGTCGTGAGTTGGTCCAGCGAGGATGGGGCGGGAGTCGAGGACCGTGCGGGCCCAGGTGCCGATGGTGTTCTTCACGGCGTCTTGTAGCCGGGAGCCGTCTGCGTCCCAGCCGAGGAACCTCGCATCGACGGGCAGCGGCTTCTCGCCACCACGCCCGCCTCCTGAGCCGCCATAGCGGGTTTGGCGACCCTTGACGGTGTCGAGGTCTACCCAGTGGCTGGAGATGTCTCCTAGGGCAACCTGCAGGGTCTGGTGGCAGGCAGGACAGATGCTGACGCCGTTGACTGGCGCACCGCAGGGGCAGGTCGTGCTCATGTGGGGTTCCCCTTGCCGATATCCCGAGCGATGCGGGCAGCGTTCGGGTAGGCGTGGCGCATCGCCTTGGCCGCGATGCAGTCGATGGATGTCCCGTCGGCGGGGAAGAATTCTTCGCTGTAGTACGGCAGGTAGTCCTCCAATGCCACCGCGATCTCTTCAGCGGCTTCCTTGCGGCCTAGTGCGTACCCGACCTGAGTGGCGGTCTCACACATGGCCTTGGTGTCGGCCTGCAGGTGAGGAAGAGCAGCAGCGAGAACAACATCCACGACCTGCGCAGGCACCGTCCACACGGGCGTGGTGTCGCCATCATGCCAGCGCGGGACCGTGCCGTCATCCGGGTCCACGAATCCAGCCTTGATCAATGCGTCAATCGCCGCGTGACGGATGTCTCCGCTGATCTCCATGTCGGTCATGAGGGGGTCTCCTGAGTGGTGATCGATCGGGCCTTCCACTCATCCCAGCGCCAGGATGGGAGCCAGCCCTTGGCGTCGTTCTTGCCGTCGATGATGTCCGCGAGCCACGACGCTGACATGTGCTCTTCATGGATCGCGAGCGCCATATTCCCCATTTCGTGCATGTCGCCTTGATGCTCAGGACAGCGGGCGCAGTAGTCCTTGCGGGCAGCCGCGAGGAACCGGAGGTCTTCGGCTACCTGTTTGCGGATGGCTCGTGCCTCGCGGGTCTCGACGTGGACCTTGATGAGGCGCGTCACGAACTGGTCGCACCGGTCATTCGTCGCCTGCCGCGTCTCGACCGGCACCTCCCACAGGTCGGCCAGTTGGTTCACGATGTTCTGCGCAACGAACGGCACCTCGATCGAGTGCTTGGCTAGGCGGGTCTCGTGACGCTTAACCAGCCCGTGGGCTCTGGCCTGCTCGAAGGGTTCACGGTCACTCATGAGGGCTCCTTCCGGGCGCGCTGAGCAGCCCGCAGCCACAGGCGCACGTCTTCCCGCGTGTAGAGCCAGATCTCTTGGTTGCCTGCCTTCAGCTTGCTGCCGGGGCAGTTTCCGTACTCCCAGTCCTCCAGCAGGGCATCGAACAAGGCGTCCTCGGTCTCGGTCTGGATGGCGCGGATCGCCCACGCGGTGGTGCTCGGCTCGTCTGTCATGCGAGGTCCCTTGTCTGTCGTTGCCACTCTTCGTCGGATACCTGCGGGCTGCAGGTGAGTCTCTTCGGGTCCTTCGGGTGTGGCGGGTGGATGCCCAGGCCGCCGATGTGAGCCAGCGGGCCACCGCAGATGCAGCAGCGAGCCACGGTCGAGTTCCAGTCGCCGTCAGGCTCCTGCTCGGTCATGGAAACTCGCCTCCCACTCCGCGTCGGACGCCTGCGGGTTGACCGCGGTCCACGGCCACAACCCGCCAGGTCGGATACGTTTCGGCCACTCCCGCTCATCTCGGTCACCGCGCCAAGCCACTAGGTCGACGTCGATCTCGTTGCGCCTCAGGCCGTAGCCGAACTCAGGCCAGCCCATCAGGGCACTCGACCCGCGGGGGCGCATGTCGCGTTCGTCGTTCTTCGACTTCGAGTGGCCGGCGTGGGCCTCCATCGCGAGAGTGATGCCGCGGGCCCGTATCGAGTTCAGTGCTGCGATCACGGGGGCAACGTGGTCGTCGGTCTGCAGGGCTCTAGGGACCATCCGGTACAGGGGGCCGATGATCAGCAGGTCAGGTTGGGTTGCGTCGAGGACGCGGTTGACCCAGGACAGGTCCTTGTCGCGGGTGATGTCGATACCGCGGGGGTCGCAGTCGATGAACAACCGCTCCGCGGGGTCGGAGCCGCGCATCTTCGACTGCAGCCACATCGACTTGAGTTGCCGCTTCACGTGCCGCTCGGTGTTCTCGAGGTCGATGATGTGCGCCTTGATCGGTGGGATCGACTTGCCGGTGAAGGGGTGGAGTCCCGCCGCGGCCATCAGAGCCAACTGGCGGAGGAACACCGACTTCCCCAGCCCTTCCTCGCCGGTGAGGATCAGCCGGTCCATGCGCTCGAGCAGCTGCGGGATGACCCAGTCGTAGGGATCCTCAGGCTTCTGCATGAGCTCGCCGAGCGTCAGGGTTGAGATGTCCTCCGTGCCGGTGTTCCGCATCCCTGTGAACCGGTTTGCGGCCTCTGAGATCAGCAGTTGCGGGTTGGTGCTCAGGTCCTCGGCGCGCTGCCTCAGGCGGGTGAGTTCGTTGAGGACCTGCCGGCGGGCAGAGAAGCCCCTGACGACGTCAGCATGGAACTCGACCGTATCGGGCAGGGCCGGGTTCATCGTTGCCCCGAGGTGGGCCGCCATCAGCTTCGCCTGGCCACTCAAGGCACTCTGGACCGCCATCGCGTCCGTCGGCATCCCGTCAGCCTTCAGAGCCTTCAGAACGTTCCACAGGGCCTCGTGGTTCGGGTTGTAGAAGTCGGCGCCCGTCAGGACCGCCGCTGCACGCTCGAACGCCAAAGACGACTGGTAGCAGCAGGACAGGACGCTCTGCTCAGCGTCATCGGAGTTCACGACTTCCACCGCTGACGCATGTCATCCGACGGCGGACGGGGTTCGGTGGGCTTGTCGCCGAAGTCGATCGCTGTCACGTTCGACTTCCCCCGCATCGAGGCAGCGCGGAGCTTGTCGTACTGGGCCCGCAGCTTCGGGATCGACTCGATATTGCCGCGCCAGAAGCTGTCGTTCCACGCCCAGTCGATGGCCCGGATGATCTTGTCGACCTCACGGCCGTCCTTGTCGATCATCAACCGTGCGGCGTCACGCCACCGGTTTGTCACCGCCGGCTTCTTGCAGTCGTTGGCGACCATCACGCCAACGAGATGGCGGCAGACGCGCTCGACATCCTCTCGCGGAGGGTCTCGAGGCGGCTCATCATCATCGTCGTCGGGAGTCGCGTCAGCGACTTCAGACATGTCTTTTATATGGGTCGGGTCGGGTCGGGTCGGGGTAGGTGGGACACCACCGTTCGTCCCAGTAGGTGTCCCACCGTCTGTCCCTATGGGACGACCATTGGGACTACCAGCGTCTGTCCCTGGGGGACTACTCTTCTTGTCACGCCATTCCTGCTTGCGGATCCTGGCCTTCAAGCGGTCAGCTTCAACAGCCTCCTTTGAGGGCTGGAAGTCGGACCAGTTGCGGAAGCAGTAGCCCTCACCATCGACATCCCAGAGCTCGGCTGCGACCAGCTGAACGGCCTCGTCCGGCGTTCCACCGAGGGCCAGCACGACATCACTCGGGATGTGGCCATCAGTGAGCTGCTGAGCCGACCAGGACCCGGCGCGAACCCACAAGCCCAGCGCCAGATTGCCTGCTCGGATCGCCTTGCGGTGGAAGGCGAACCCGTCATCAACCTTGAACCAGGGCACTAGTCCACCTCCTTCTTGTTGGGGAACTGCAGGACTGTCGCGGGTCTGGTTGGGACCGCGGTGACAGACCTGAGCTGCATGCGTCGCTTCGCCTTCTGAAGCCGGCGAGCCTGCTCGTAGAGGCGCCGGCCGGGGTTGACCATGGGGTCGGTCACATGGGCCTCCCTGAGCACGCGAACGGCCCGTCTGGCCAGACGTGAGCCGGATGTGCCTCAGGGGCGGGACAGCGCCGCAGGTGGATCGGGTCGCCGAAGCCGCCGCCGAACGTGTGGTCGCCGCAGTGGCCCAGGTAGTACCGGCATCGCTGGCCGACACTGAAGACTGGGCACGGGAACAATGGGAGCTCCGTCACGCTCCCACCTCCCCGAGGTAGGGGAGTCGGCCACCGTGGTCATCGAGGGTGTGCCAGCCGTCGAAACACAGCAGAGGCTCTTTCGATGGGTCGATGTCCGGGTTGTTCCGTGGCAGCAACCAGCCGCTCGCCTTCGCTTCTTCGCGATCCGATTCGATGCCCGCGTGGCAGGGCTTGCAGAGGTTCAGCAGGTTCGCTGGCGAGTTGATGGATGCGTCCGATGTGCCGCCGCGACCTCGAGGCAATCGATGATGAATCTCGGCCCCCACCCACTTCGTTGACGCCCCGCATTTCTCGCAACGCATCCCAGCGCGCACCTTGACCACCTGCTGCGCCTTGGGGAGAGCGGCCTTGGCTGTCTGGTTGCGGTGCCGAACGAGCACGCCCGCTTCTCGCAGGTGTCGGCTTACTCCACTCGGATGGATGCCGATGATCGACCCGATCTCGATGGTCGACTTGCCCTCGAGGTACAGCCGCTTCATCTCAGCGGTTCGGCCAGCGAACTCCTCCCGCCGCTTGGCTGCCCTCAGTGCCTTGGCTTCACGGAAGGTCTGGCCACCTCTCCGCTTGCCTTTCAAGCGCTCCCGCTGACGCTCTGCGCCACCCTCCGCCATGTGGCGCTTCGTGTGCTCCTCGGGAGTCATCACCTCGAGGTTCTCGGGTCGATTGTCGTCCTTGATGCCGTTGATGTGGTGGACATGCATCCACTGCGGTGGTCGACCGGCTGCGATCCGGTGCTCATACTCCTCGACGTAGTACTGCGTATCGATGAGCCAGCGGAGCTTGATGTAGCCGCGCTGCGCACGGTACCGCCGCGGTTCAAAATCGGGGACCGGCTCATCGCGGCGCAGGCTGCGGATCACTGCCTTCTTCGGCATCAGCTGGCCTCCTGTAGTTCCGGGCGGGTCTCTTTGCGGTGCTTCTTCGCCAGTCGGCTCGGGCGGAGCTCGGACGTGAACCCGAAGTGGGTGACCTCGCAGTCCAGGCACCACCAGCCCCACTGCGACTCGTCGTCGGTGACGTACACCAATGGACGATGGCCCTTCATGACACCCCCGACATGTTGTAAGCGGTCGTCACCGAGCGCAGGAGAGCCATCGCCACCATGGCCTGGTCCCGTACGGTGCGGTGATGGTCTTGGGCTGCCTCACGGGCAGCGGTCTTCAGGTCGTAGTCGCGGCCCTCATCGGCGCAACGGTCCTCGATCCACTGCTTGCGCATGTCGACCGTGGCGCCACCTCGCTCCACGCGAGGGCAGTCCTTGTCGAACCCGGCACGGCGACGTGCAGCTTCATAGGTGTGCTTGGCGAACACCTCGTCGTCACGTGCTCGGCGTAGCGCCAGTTCGGCCTTGGTCATCTCGTTGTCGAGGACAAGGAGCCGCTTCTCAGCAGCGACAGGGGTGAGTGCGTGGTCGTCAGTCATGGGTCTCGTCCTCTGCCAGCGTCTGCTCCCAGGGGCGTTCGACGGGCTGAGGGATAGGCCCATGTGGGCCGTCAGGCTCAGGAGTCCTGCAGGTATGGGCGGCCCGGTAGTGGACCCACTCCATGCCGCTGAGGGTGGGGACCTGGATCACCGAGAGGCTGCAGTGCTTGCAGTTCATCGGTGACTCCGAAGGTTCACTGGGTCAGGATCAAGCGACCAGGCGGGTTCCTGTGGCTCTCGAAAGGGCACGCCACTGACGGACCGCTGGACCATGCGGCGCAGCGCCTGAGTCGCATCAGCAGCCGGCGCGAGGCTCCCGCAGCCGATGACCCGCAGAGTTTCCACAGCCAGGTCCAGGCACTCCGGGAACCGTTGCGGGTCAGACCAGGGGGCGTTGAAGATCTCGGCCTTGATCGCCTCGTACTCCTCAGGGGTGAGGAGCGGTTGACGGGTGGTGGTCGGCGGGTCCCACGGGTCGGCGGTCACGAGATCAACTCCTGGAGCCTGAGGCGGATGTGCGCGCCGTCACGGGAGCCTTCGTCTATGAGCGCACGGACCTCGGTGAGCAGCTTGAGGGTGTAGCCACGCTGGGATTCGATCGCCCCGGAGTGGTCCCGCATCTCGCACACGAGGGCCCTGTTCGCCATGTCGCGGGCATGCACCCAGTACTGGATGCGCTTTTCTGGAGCCAAGCAGTCATCGAAGTGCGCCAGTGAGATCTCGATGGGCCACTCAACGCCCTCGCCATACTTCGCGAAGTGGTCACAGTGCGGTGTTGGGGCCTGCGGTTCGCTCATGCGTACTCCCGCGCCGTCATGTTCTTGACGAACTCGCGTTCGATCTTGTCGCCGTTGCTCTTCGCGGGGCACCGGTTGTGCGCGTGCTGACGGGGCGAACCGTCCTTGCGGCGCAGCAAGAGCGCACCGCAGCGCGGGCACGGGGCGTGGCCGTGCTCGTGATGGTCGGCCATCCGCTTGAGCTCCCAGGGCCAGACGCCACGAACCTCGTGGCCGCAGTCCTCGCAGACCAAAACGATCGGTTGCCTCTGTGTGCCGTACGGGCCGCCCCAGCCCCTGTCTTCTCGCTTCACGATGAAGCACAGGTAGCGCTCACCGACCCTTGACGGGATGTTCATGCCGCACTCGCCTTCTGCGCCTGCTCCAGCGCCAGGTAGCGGGCCTTGATCAGGTCCACCAGCGCGACAGGGACACCCTCACCATTCGGGACGGCGGCGTGGTCGATGCCCAACTTCCGGGCAGTGGCTGCCAGTTCGACCAGTTCGGCGAGTTGCACCGCGTCGGACATGGCCTTCTCGCGGATCTCCCGGGCGTCAGGGACTGACTCGCCATCCTCCAACCACGACCGGATCGCCTTCCCGAGTTCGGCGTCAGGTTCCTTGATCACCGACCGGGTCAGTGCGGGGATGCGGGACTTCGACACGGTCAGGGTGTTCTCGTGGTCCATGTCGCCGACCAGGTCGAACTCATACTCGATGCCTTCCCGCTGCTCAGGCTTCAGCCCGATCTTGCGGGGGACCTTCTTGCCGCGGTCGTTCTCCTCGATCACGTACTCCGTCTTCACCCTGAGAGTGGCGATGACATGGCCGGGATAGGAGATCAGCGCGTCGATCATCCGCCGCTCATCCGGGCGGACGGCCTTCCATCCGGAGAAGTTGTTCGAGTTCGTGGCTCGCCGGTCGACCTGCTCGAGCATGCCGTCGACACCCATCCAGTAGTGCGACCAGGAGTCGAGGACGAGGACGTCGAACCCTTCCTGCCCAGCCTCAGCCAGCAAACCAGTCAGGGCCTCGGGGGCGAACGAGCCAGGGGCAACGGTCTGGAAGTTCCAGCCGTTCACGCCGGCGTACTTGGACGCGGAGCCACGCTCGGTGTCAATGACCGCGATCCGATCCCCAAGGGCATGAGCGAGGGTCAGGGCAGTCCAGGTCTTCCCACTGCCAGACGGGCCACAGAGAGCCACACGTGCCTTCGTGGACGTGCGTGTGGCCGGGGTGAAGCTGCTCATATCTCCGCCTTCGCTGCCGCCAGGAGCGGCGTCTCACGCGTCGGGAACACCGGTTCTGCTGCGATCACGTAGATCGGCTCCGGTGCCGCCACCCGCGTATGGGGGTCGTGGATCTTCACTGCCCGGCGGACCCCGCCAGGGCCCTTCACCCACTCGATGACGGGCGGATCGGCAGCGAGGGCTTCATCCATGGCGCGGCTGTACGCGTTCTCCGTCGACATCTGCTCATCGCAGCGGCGGGCACGGGTTTCCTGCTTCGTGATGTAGTTCACGCCGCCACCTCCTGCTCGGCGAGCCACTCGGCTTCGTACCGCTTCCGTTCCAGCGGCGACAGGCCACCCCACAGGCCGGCGCGGGCATGCAGTGACGTCCCGGCCTCGGTGCGCATCGCCAGGTCGAGGCACTGCAGACGCACCGTGCACACCTGGTTGCAGACACGGCGGGGGGAGTGCCAGTCCTCGCCGATCTCAGGGAAGAAGGATTCGGTGCCGATAGACAGGCAGGCGGCAGACTCCATCCACGGTTCGCTCTTGTAGATCATTGAGGCTGCCTCTTCTCGGTGGGGAGGTACTCGGGGTAGACGTGTGTCTTTCCGACGTTGCGGTGAGCGAACTGCGGGCACTTGGGGTTGGCGACGTCGAGAGGTTGGTCGCAGCTGGGGCAGGGACAGTCACATCCCCTGCCCCACTGGATGGGGCAGAGGTCCCGGTGACCCAGCCACGCAGTCATGGCGTCTCCTCGGGCGGGTGTCGATGCCCCCCGACCCAGCGGGCGATCACGTCCGGGGTGGTGACGTCCGGTTCATCAGCCGGCCAGGTCGGGCGGAACAGTTCCCGCAGCGCCGTCTTGAGGTCTTCCCAGCGCTGCCTCATGAGTCCCCCAGGAGAGCCGCGACCTGAGAGAGGGCTGTGTCGTAGCAGCGCTTCTCGGGGGCAGTGACCGCAGACGAAGCGAGCTGGATGAGTTGACGGCGGAGGCTCGCGGCGAAGTCCCGGCGGCCACGTAGATAGGCGTCGTCCACTGCGGACTGGGAGTCATCACCGAGGCCGACACGTAGCACCTGGAGGACATCCAACTCATCCCAGCTGCGTGCGCATTCGCCACTGACCCAGGGGTGGCGCTCCATCGCGCCGACCCGAACGAACATGGAGCCGGTCTTGACCCGCACCACTGAAGCGAATGCGAGCGGCTCCTCGATGGCTGGCTTCACCTGCTCCTCAATGGAGTCCAGCAACTCGCGCAGGCGATGCCATGCAGGCGTGTTGTTGCGGCTCCTCTCACTGGCCGCGAGGACTAGCCGCAGCGCAGCCAGGTCTTCGCCAGTGAGGTCCACCTTGACTTCGGTCATGCATCCCACCTGTGGTCCATACGGGTATCGGCGTGCAGCCCTTGCAGGCGGGCCGTGGGTTCGTCCCGGAACAGCCGCTTACCGCGCGCACGGCACCGCTGCACCACGACCACGGCCGGGGCAGCGAACACCGAGATGACGAAGAACACGGCAAACAAGGTCCAGGCGACAGACCCGACCTGACCCAAGAGGTTCATGACCGGGCCGCCTTCGTGAAGATGTACGCCTCGGTCTCGATGGCGGACAGACCGCCAGCGGTCGCAACACAGGTAGGACACTGGTCACCGAAAAGCTTGGCGATGAACCAACCCGCCTGAGCGAACGCCTCAAGAGGCAGGTCGGCCTGTGCTGCTGCGGCACGGGATGCATGTCCGCACTGATCGCAGCGCATCACCCAGCGGTGGTCCTTCTTACTGACGAACTGACGGCTCATCGCCGCACCCCCAGCGGAGAGGTGCGTGACAACTCCGCGTACCGCAGACCAGCCTGCAACTGGACATGCTCGGCGTACGCCCGGGTCACGCGTCGACGCCTGCTCGAGCAGGCCGTAGATCCGGCCGGCGAAGATGTGCGGCGGGTCGACCTTCACGGCAGCGACAGGTCGCGGGTCCATGCGCAGCGCCTTGAACCGGGATTTGACGATCCGTTTCGCGTGGGCTGCTGCGGCGGTGGGGGACATGGTTCGTGTGTCAGTCATCGTCCAACTCCTTAGCCAACCGAATCCCGGCCGGGGTGAGCTTCACTCGCTGGTGGTAGCGGTTGATTGCGACCAATCCGCGGCGTTCCAGTGCGGCCGAGGATGTCTTGGGAACCACATAGAGGAGCGACCAGGAGACCGACGTGGTCTGACGCTCGTGCAGCAAGGACCGAAGGGCCAGTCGCATCGGCTCCGTCAGGTCCGTCGCTGCGACTGCACTGCGGAACCCGCAACACAAGGGGCACGGCTCGCCCCCTTTCACGTTCTCGGTGCTGCATTCCGCGCAGTACCAGACCGCCTTGCTGCGCTTCACTTGTTGACCTCCGGGTCATCGTGGGACTCCCAGAGGGAGCTGGTGGATGCGGTTGCGGTAGGCGTGTATTGGGTCGGGGTGTCCCAAACGATCTGGGACTTGCCGTGATGCCCATGAACGCGCTCGACGTCTCGGACGTCGGCGTAGATGCAGATGCTCGGGGTGTCCGACAGCCAGGCGATGACGACTTGCCCCCGGCTGGTCTCCCAGCCCTCAGCGACCACGCCAGTGCCGGACACACCGCTCGGGTCCTCGGTGCGGTGGATCGTGAACGTTGCCCCGGTCATGACTCACCAGCCAGCAGGAGATCAGCGAGAGCGAGCGCCTCGGGGTCTCCGGACCAGATCTCCCGCTCGGGCTCATCCAACGTCCCGTCCTCGAACGCCTTCCACTGCGCCGGGTCGAGGATCATCGGCTTCTTCGCCTCGCGCCGCAGCCACTCAGCCAGCGCCTTGCCCACCTCGGGGTGCACGAGGGCGATGTAGCGCGCGTTCTCCTCGGAGGCGCCGCCTCCGCCGTTTGGGCCGTCGCTGACGATCACGCCGTCCTCTACATCGGCCGTCGTCCAGACGCAGAACTCCCCTGCCTGCCACGGACCCTCGGTCGCTTCCCCTGCCCGCTTGTCGAGCAGGTCAGCGGCAGCGAGCAACCGCTCCGCCGGGGTCATCGGAGGGCCTCCCGCGCTGCGCAGTACAAGCAGGTGGGGTCGGTGTAGGTGCGCTTCAGGTGGCGTTTGTGGGCCCTATCCAGCCACGAGTAGAAGCCGTTCGGTGCCTTGCGCCAGGACCACACGCGGGCGCTCATGACTGGCCACCGCTTCTCGGCCTCACGTGCACGGTTAGAGATCCGTCCACGAGGATTTCCTCTATCGCTGCACCGGAGTGGATGGAGAACAGGTCCTGCTTACGGCGAGCGGAAGGCATGGCGTGCACCCAGTTGTGCAGCACGCCCGTTCCGGCGTCGACGATGATGTCCACGTGACCTGCGGGGTCGGCCATGGCCCGCACCCACATCAACTCGGGGTGGGCTTTCATCAGGTCGGCCAGGCGGGCGATGCCCTCATGAAACGACTGGACCGAGTACACGCCGGCTGTTGCGCCCAGGCCGCCCGGGATCGACTCGGTCATGAGGGCTCACCTGCCCGGAGTGCTGCAGCGCGGTTGCGGAGGTACTTGTCGACGACATCGCCTCTGGTTTTCGTGATGCCGCGGCGCGAAGTGGCCGCCTCTTCCAGCGCTTCGGCCTTCACGGTGGCTTCGTCGCGGAACACGTCCGCGGCGATGAGGACATCGGCAACGTCGAAGGCTTGCGCGTGGACCAGATACTCGTAGCCGGCCTCGATCACGTCGCTATTCGCCAGAGCCTCAGCGATGCGCTCCCGGCTAACGACCGGGGCTGCGAGATCGGCCTTCGACGGCAGGGCTTCGGCCTTCGCGTCGCGGAACACGTCCGCGCCGAGCAGAGCGTCAGCCAGGTACTCGGCGGGTGTGGGCATCTGGCGAAGCTGGGCTTCCCGGATCGCCTCGATCAGACGCTGCCGGTTGACGACCGGGATTGCCTCGGTCATAAGGACTCACCTGCTTCACGGGCCTTGGCGGCGAGAGTGTGCAACTGGCCCTTGAACCAGTCGCGCTGGTCCAACCATTCCGCCATCACGGGCAGGTCTAGATCATCGGCCGCCTCTTCAGCGATCTCGGCGACCTTCTCTGCCAGTTCGGCCTTCACGGTGGCTTCGTCGCGGAACAGCTCAGCCTTGATCAGGACATCTGCTACGTGCTCCGCGTGCTCGATGTAGTCGAAGCCACCTGGGAACCCCAGTCCACATACGCATCCCGGCTCTCCGAGGTTGCTGTCTGCGACGTATCGGTGGGCCCTCTGCAGCTCGATCAGGCGGTCCCGGTTGACGACCGGGGCGCTCACTTCTTGTTCCCCTGGTTCTTCTGGGCCCGCTTCGCCGCGACCTCGTCACGCTGACGGCGGTTACGGTCGAGCTCGTCCTGGATGCCGTCGAAGACGCGGCCCGCTTTCGTGAGCGGCGCCTTGCCGGCTGGCTTCCTGCTGAAGATCCCCATCACGCACCGACCAAGATCACGCCGACGATGAACGCGGCGTTGATCGCGACAACAATCGCCGCGGTGAGCGGCTCCGTGGGCTTGCGCGGCTTGCCGATGTTTCCGATGACGGCGAACGCGGTCATCGTCCACCATCCGATGAGCAACCACTCGAACCAGTTCATGCGATACTCCCCTTGTAGTGGTTGGGGTCAGCCCTCGTCTTTGCGGATGGGGGGCTGGCCCCTTCTTGTGTGCTGTTCAGGTTTGGAGCCGCTACCCGTCACCGCTCGGACAGGACGACGGGGGGGCGCGTCCTCGGCAAGATGACGGGTAGCGGGTATTAGGCGACCGTCCGCGTGTTCCGGTCGATGTACTTCTGCAGGTCGGCCTCGGAGATCCGCTGCACGGAACTGACCGTCACGGCCGGGAGCTTGCCGGCGGAGATCAGGCGGTACACGGTGTTGCGCGAGACCTTCAGGCGCTTGGCGACCTGGGGGATGGTGAGGACTTCCGCGGGGATGCGGGTATCGGTCACGAGATCACCAGCCAAATCAGTAGGAGGGCGGCGGCGGGGGCGGCGACTGAGAGGCAACCCCATTTGGGCTTCGGCGCCTCTTTGAGTAGTCGCATTCGGCTCTCCCCTGTGTCGTCGTGGATCGTAGTGTGTCTTGCTGTGTCAGCGACGATACGCCGGGGTGTGTGACATGCGCAATAGGGAAGGTGGGTCAATCTGTGTCAGCGTGTGCCGCGATGGGTCTAGACGTGCCAGTCTGTGCCATGTACGGTGATGCACACTGAGACGCCGTGAAACACCTAGAGACAAGAGGAGGTGAAACGGAGCATGCTTCTTTTCATGATCGACACGCAGGGCCGCGTCAGAATCGGCGAAACCATCAAGGCCGTCATGGCTTGGGAGGGCTACACCGGCGTCGGTATCGACAGCACCGGACGCGTCAGCCGCGCCACCATCAACAGGGCGAAGCGCGGCGATCAGATCTCAGACGCCATGCTCCGGGCACTGGGAGACACCCTCGGCCTCCCCAGGGACTACCTGCTGTACGTCGGCATAGGGGATGTCCGAAAGATCCAGGCGTCCGGCGCCGACCCGGACCTCATCCGCTGGACCACAGACCTGGTCCTTTCGAGTCACTCTCAGGACGACGAGGCAACGGGTAATGCATAGACGACACGCGGAGTTACCGAATCGAGACGTAACTACCCGTAACTTATTAACCGGTCAAACGGATGAAGGGGTAGGGGCCCGACTGCGGGGGCGGCCGAGTCGCTACCAACTCAAACGGCGGATCGGAAGAGGTGTGGTAGTGAGGCGAAGGATCACGACCAAGGGATGGCTGGCCAAAACCGGGGGAGCGGCCTTGACCGCGGTCGGCTTCGGGGTATTCATGCTCGGGTTCCTGACGGACCTGCGAGTGGCCGGCGGACAGCCGGTAGCGCTGATGCTCGCCGGGGGACAGGCAATGATCCTGGGTACCGGGCTGTACTGCTACCACCAGCTGCTGATACGCAGCATGCAAAATGACGAGGCTCTGCGGTTCCAGTACGACATCGGCTATGAGGCCGGGCATCGAGACGCTGAGAGTTCCGCGCGGCCGGTCCTGGTGGATCTCGACTCGCGCCGCTGCAGGTGTGAATCGAGGAAGGCGAACAAGGCTGTCGTCAAGGTGGGCGATCGTGTCTAAGTTTGTGGCCGCTTTTGAACAAGTTTGCGTGGTGACGGGACCGGTTACCAAGTGCAAGCCACAGACTCACCTGCGTGAGTTCGGACTGGAAGCGGCTGGGGGCCGCGGTCATCTCCGAGCGGGTACGTCGAGGGCATCGCACACTGTCGGCGTTCGCACGAGCCGCGGGGCTCAGCCGGACCACGCTGGACAGCATCGAGAACGGCCGCAAGGACGGGTACAGCCCGACGACGATCGCGGCGCTCGAGCATGCACTCGGTTGGCGGGTGGGGTCCGTGGATCGCGTGCTGCGTGGGTTGGAGCCGTTGCCGGACGAGGACGCGGACCTCACCGCGTTGGTCGACGCGTGGCCTCGGCTGTCTCCTGGGTCCCGGAAGATGCTGCGCATGCTGGCCGTGGAGGCTGCGCGCGCCGAGTGACGTAGTGGCGCACATCCGGAAGCTGAAGTCGGGGAAATGGCAGGCCACGGTACGCCACCCGTCCGGTGAGCGGTTCTCCAAGAGCGACCCGTTGAAGCGGGTCGTGAAGGACTGGGCGGACGAACAAGAGGCCCGGATGCGACGGGGTGAGTTCATCGACCCGGCCGCGGGGAAGGTGACACTGGCTGAATGGTGGGGTCAGTGGACCTCTGCCCGGGGCGTGGAGGCGGCTACGGCGGACAAGAACCGGTCGTGGTGGCGGAACCACATTGAGCCGGCGTTCGGGTCCTGGCCGCTGACGTCGATCCAATCCTGGGACGTGCAGAAGTGGGTCGCCGCGTTGCGGGAGCGGAAGGTGGGGGCTACCACTGTGGCCTCTTCCCTCCGGCTTCTGCGGCAACTCCTGTCAGAGGCGGTTCATCACCGGCTGATCCTCACCAATCCTGCCGAGCTCGTCACCGCACCAACACCAGACCCGCACGTGGACCGGTTCCTCACCCGCGGCGAAGCCGATCAGCTGCTCAAGCAGTTCGACGGTGAGGACCGGGTGTTCGTGGAGGTGCTGCTGTACTGCGGGCTCAGGTTCCAGGAGGCGGCTGGGTTGCGGGCGTTCCGGGTCGACCTGTTGCGGAAGCGCCTACAGGTGGCGAAGGTGCAGCCGCGGAAGGGCACCGAGAAGAAGCCGAAGACGGATGCGGGGGTGCGACCGGTTCCCTTGACTGACGACCTGACCATTCAGCTTTCCCGGCTAATACCTGCACCAGACGAGTCGCTGGTGTTCACGTCGCCGACGGGGGAGCGGTTGCGGTATGACAACTGGATCCGGCGCGTGTGGTATCCGGCGTTGAAGAAGGCGAAGCTGGCGGATCCGCAACCTACGCCGCACGACCTGCGTCACACCTACGGTTCGTGGCTGGGGGAGAAGGGTCTGCCGGCGTCGCAGATCGCGGCGTTGATGGGGCATTCGTCGTTGCGGTCGGTGGAGCGGTACATCCACGCGACGGAGGCGAGATTCGACCAAGCGAGGGCGGCGCTGGAAGGCGTACCCTCCGAAGAGAAAGGCTCCCGCACCCGCGCTAACGGGCCGGGAGCGTGACCGACTAACAAGGAGTCGATATGGCAGACAGTACCGCGCCACCACAATGCGCCTGCGAGAGCTGCGAAGAGACGCGCGCGTTTCGGGCCGAACACCCTTCAATGAAGCTGACATCGCTTGAGCAGTTCCACAACATCGGGGCTGCAGCCTCCGGACTCGGGGATGCTGTGGCCAAGCCGTTCATAGACGCCATGAAACGAATCGGTGTCCCGGTTGAGGCCAAACCGAAGTGGCACAGGCTGTGGTGGATACCGCCCTACCTCGCCGTCCTGATGAGTCTGCTGTGCCTGTTCATCGCTGGATCGTTTGTTGTTCGTGACGGCGACCCGCGCTCGGCCAGTATCGCCGCAGGGATCGCGGTGGCGAACCTAGGTGTCGCGGCGTGGCTTGTCTGGCTTCACCGGTCAGAGCGGCAGGAGAGCGGCAGAGCACGTGATCAGCATAGGACGCCTTGACACACTCTGACACACCTGTCAGACTCAAGGCACATCGAGAGGCCGCGTGACCTGCAGGTTCAACTTCCCTTACAAGGAAGATGTCGGGGGTTCGATCCCCTCAGCGCCCACCTGCAGATTCACGCTCAGATCCCTCTCGAAACCACCATTCGGGAGGGATCTTTCTTATGCCAGAGCGGCAGGAGAGCGGCAAGACCTCCCACTACAGGGGAGGACCCACCATCATGAGCAACTTTCAGCAGCACCCGCCGCAGCGGCCGGTCAAGAAGCCGATGTCCAGAGAGGTGCGGATCGCGTGGGCGATCCTGGCCGCGTTCTCGATTCTCGGTGTCGGCGCCGCACTGGGTGCCGCGGGCGGGAGCGACACAGCGACCGCTTCCACTCCGGGCCCGCAGCCGACCGTGACCGTCAGCATCCCGGGTGAGCCGGGAGCTGAGGTGACCGTGACTGCCCCGCCTGTGACGATCACGAAGCCTGCCCCGCCGGCCAAGACCGTCACTGCCGCACCACCGGAAGCTGCTGCCGCGATCAGCGGAGACGGCACCTACGAGATCGGTGTCGACATCAAGCCGGGGAAGTACAAAACTACGGGCGGTGACGGCTGCTACTGGGCACGGCTCAAGGATCTCGAGGGCGGGTTCGACTCGATCATCGCCAACGAGTTCGCCGACGGACCACAGACAGTCACGATCAAGAAGTCCGACAAGGGGTTCAAGGTGTCGAATTGTGGCGACTGGACAAAGGTCAGCTGATGTCGGTGGTCCGCATGACTCTTCGTGAATGGATCGCAGGAGCACTTCACGATCACGACCACATGCACACCTGGGACAGCGAGTCCTGTGACGACGCCTGCGGGACTGCCGCGTTCCAGAGGGCTGACATCGTCCTTGCAATTCTCGGCACCCGCCCCGGGGTTCTGGACCTGCCCGCCGCCCACCCTGCCGAGCCTGCCCCGACGAGTGTGGAGATCTGCTTCAACGACGGCCCGGCTCACCCTCGCACCGAGTGCCACGTCGACAGGTGCGGCTTGGAGGCTGCCGAGCCCGCCTCAGGCCAGCGCCCCTCGGACGCTGCGGTAGAAGCAGCGCAGTCTGTCTACCGGATCGATCCCCCGTACATGCGCGACGCTTTGAAGGCCGCATACCGCGTGGACGCACCCCGGCCGCTGCTGGACCGGGAAGCAGTGCAGCACGCGCTCCAGTTGCACTGGTGGGACGAGGACAGCGAACCGTGCGCGTGCGGGTTTGACTTCCTCGCAGCAGGGCAGGGTTGGAAGCATCACCTGGCCGATGCCGTGCTGGAGCTGGCCCGGCCGATGCCGACACAGGAAGCGGTCATGGACATGCTGGCCAACGAAGGTGTCGGTTGCAACAACCTGAAGACCGCCCAGGAACTCATCGAGCACCGGACCGGGGTCGCTGCATCTATGTTGGCGTTGATCAACCAGACCACCCGGAGTGAGCCATGAGCGGCCACGTGGACGTCCTGGTTATAGCAGCCCACCGACATCGGTGGGTGCTTGAGTACCGCAGGCAGTGCGATGCCGCAGGCAGGCGTCTCCCGTTCGAGCGGGTGCGGGTTGAGAGTCTGGCGAGCGCCGAGCGGGAGGAGCAGTTGACGGACGAGCAGATCGTTGAGCGCGTCAGGGCTGCGGTCAGCGAGTAGTAGTCTCGGGCATAGAAAAAGTGCCCTCCACTAGGCGGCGAGGCCAGTGGAGGGCAAGAGTCGAACAGGGTTAGGAGATGCTCGACAAATGAACGATAGCAAGACAGCACCCGACCGGTTGCGCGAGATGGTGATCCGAATGCGGGATGATGCCGCAGCGAACGGGGATTTTCAGGGAGCGGCGGAACTCGACGAGAAGCTACGCGAAGCATTCCCGCGAGAGACCATCCCCGGCCAGCGTGGTTCCGAGTGGGGTGGTCAGGGATGACCGAGCCGGCCAACGTGCACCCGATCCCGCAACGGGTCGGCCAAGGCGGCGCGTTCCAGGGGATGCGGGTCCGCGACAACGAGTACGGCACCGGGACTGTGGTGATGGTGACCAGCATCGGTATCCAGGTCCACTGGGACCAGGAGCTGACAGGGACCCGGGAGCATGTGCTGATGCATGACGTGCGGTACGTGGAAGCGATGGAGCGGCTATGACCACCAAGTTCCTGATCAAGCGCGGTCCGGCTGCGATCATCAGATGGAGAGACAACCAGAGCCCCCCATCTCCCGGCGAGGGAAGCGGAGGACTCTGATGCTCACCCGCACGTGCGCTATTTGGGCTTGCGTCGGCGAGTCTATCCAGGGTGACCCTGTTGAGTGCAAGCCCAACGACAGGATGGTACAGCGATGAGCGGCACGAAGCTGTGGCTAGTAGAGATCCACGATGATGACTTCGAGTACGACTGCTTCGTGTCCGGGGCCGTGTGGGCGGAGACTGCCGCAGAAGCGAAAAGGTTGATCCGTGAAAGTCAGGCGGGAGGCGGTGGTGACGGCCTGCCCCGTGGCGACAAGACGCGGCTAACCGCCAAGCCTGCGCGAAAGACTGGCGTCGTGCATGTTCACTGGCACGCGGGATGACTGCTCGCGCTCTCCGTGATGTTCAGGTGGGTGATGTGGTGGACGACTACGGCACCCACCGGACCGTGGAACGTGTCGAGGCTGGCCGGGATGACCACGGCTACCCGCACGTCACCCTGATCTATGAGGACGGGCACAGCCTCACCCACCAAGCAAGCCACACAGTGAAGGTAGTGGAGCGATGACAGAGCAAGCAACCGGCGCAGAGCTGGCAGACCAAATCCGAAGCCTGCCCTACGATCCCAGCTTCCTGGTCGGCTATTTCGTCACCTTCGTCGGCAAAATCGCAGATGGGGACTACCACGGGCAGCCAGACGACATCGCCAGATGCATCCTCGAGCGGATGGCGAATGAAGACCAGGCGCGCAAAGAGTTACCTGCTGCGGTCTTCAGTAGGTAATGCGCTCGCTCGGTGGAACGGGCTGCACCGACTCGTTCGCCAGCGACGGCCCAGGGTTGCCGGCGCCAGCAGAGATCAGCGACGTCAGAACGGACAGGACCGCGCCACCCAGGAACACGCTCGCGCCGCGCTCGAAGTCGACCTCGAAGATGTCCAGGACTCCGTCAGCGACAGGCCAGGCCAGGATCAGCGCCTGGCTGCCGGTCTTCACGGCACGCTCAGCGGCGGCCTTCCAGAATGCCTTGCTGAACATGGTCAGGCCTCCTTGGTTGCGGCCGGGGCCGCGTCGTCGTCGGTGTCATCCTCGATGCGGTCCAGCTGAAGGTCTGCCTCTTCCATCGAGGCGTCGGTGCGCTGCATGAACTCTCCAGCGGTGCCGCCCTCGCCCCAGAGCAGGCGGCCGTACTCGCGGTTGGCCCGCATGCCGCCCAGGTAGGCGCGCTGCTCGACAGCGTCCAGGTCTGCTTCGGTGAGTGCCATGTCATCTCCTGTTGATACGGGGGGTTTCGGGGTTGGGGCTGGCGCGGTAGCGGTCCTGAACCACGGGACCAACACGTTGTTGAACTGCCGGATCCGGTCAGGCCCAGGGCACGACTTGCTGACTGGTGTCCACGCCCCAGGGGCACCGAATAGGACGTGGTAGCCGACACCAGGAGCGTTCCAAGCAGGACACTTACGCAGCGGGAACCTGTGCGTACGGCTGGCCCACGCCAGAAGCTTCTTGATTTCGTTGATCTGACTCGGCGTCCATCCACCCCGCTCGAGACCTTGGGTCTCGACGGAGATGAAGCCGTACCGCTTCCCGTCCTTCAGGAAGCTGTTGCCCTTGTAGTTCGCGTCCGCCTCCCGGGATGTGTCCCGGTACTGTTCGGGCTTACCGGACTTCGGGATGTGGAAGTGGGACTCGATTCCACCGGAGCGGTCCTTGAAGTAGCTGTACAGGGAGCCGGAGTTACCGGCGTCCACGTGGAGGATGACGCCGATCGGGATGATCGCCGGGTCGTTGCTTCCGGGGTTGATCAGCTTCTTGACGGCTCCGGAGTAGAGGGCCATGTTGTCCCCGTTCCTTGCTCCCAGATTTGGAGCAGCTTGGAGTAACCTTGGAGTGCGTACCCCTGGTAAGGACGCAACTGACCCCGGCATCGGTCGGGGTCATTCCTTTTCAGCGGCTGGTCTTCGCTGCGGGGGTGGGGTCAGGTGCTACTACCAGGCGGCAGGGGCCGCGGCTGTAGCGGACCGCTTCCCCGTCAGGGAACGGTTTGTCGTAGGTGATGCGCCAACGTCCGTCGTCCATGCAGTCGATGTCGGTGACGCCGCGGCCATCGGCTCCGTCCTTGCCGTCTGTGCCGTTGGTTCCGTTGATGCCAGCCGTGCCCTCACAGGTGCCGCCGGACTGCTGCGCGCAATGCGCGGCCAAGGCTGTCTGAGAGGCTCTCAGAAGTTCCTCATCGGTGACCTTTGGGGCTGGATCGCCCTTGTCGCCTTTGTCGCCCTTCTCGCCAGGCTTCGGGTCGCAGCGGCCCTCAAGGCAGTAGGAGGCGAGCGCGACCTTCGCGTAGGTCTGCAACTCCGCAGGGGTGGGCGTCTTCCCGTCTGCAGGCTTCGGGATCAGGGCGACCGCCGCTCGCGCTATCTGGGTGATTTCAGCCTGCGTGACTGGCGTGTTGCTGCGGGCAACTTGGTCCGCCACGATCTCGCGTACCGCAGCGGCTTCGGCTGCGTTCAGTTCGTCCTGCTGGATTGGCGCAGGAACAGTCGGGCTGATCGGAGACTCGGTCGGGACCGGCACCGTCGGTTTCCCCGCCGCAGCCAAGCGGCGGTTCGCTTCCTCAGCTGCCGACTTCGCCGACTGGGCAATCTGCCCGTTCTCCTTCACCTGCCCCGTCAACACCTCCACCTGGGCACCCGACTGCGACAACTTCAAATCGCTGGTGTCAGCGCGCCTGTCGGAGCGGTACGCGAACCCCAACGTCATCGCCAGAATCAACGCCACCACCAGCCAGATAATCCCGGTGCGCCGCTTGTCGCGCATGTCGTCCGACACCACTTGCTCGGGTCTCATGTCGCTTCCTCGTCGCCGACGAAATCAGCCTTCGGGCGCGCGGGGATCGGCAACCCACGACGCTCGAGCTCGTACTCACATTTGCCGGCGAACGAACGCCAGTAGTCGCGTTCCTTCTCGGCCTGGACACGTTCCTTGTCTGCCTGCCGGCGGGCGTCGTACTGCTCCTCGCGCCATCTCTTCAGGTCAGCGATGGCACCGCGCTCCTTCGTGTGTGCGCCCTTGCGGATCTCCGCTACGCCCTTGTAGGCGGCGAGGAACACAGCGGCGAGGCCAGTCGGGAAAAGGGTGTTCAGCCAGTCATTCACTGTTCACCGCCTTGGATCCGGCGGCGGTGTTCCAGATGTCGATGAACCTCGCAGTGACCCACAGCATGAACGATCCGAACAACAGGCCGAACGTGATCCGTGCCGGGTTGGCACCGGTGACACCGGTCGTGGTGAGGACACCGCACAGCATCAGGAAGACGAAGAACAAGGCCACGGTGCCGACGAACTCACCCAGCCACCAGTCGGTGATGACGCCGAGCAGGCAGAGGATTCCACCCACGAACAGCATGACCGCCCACGCGTTCACCATGACACCCAGGCTGGATGTGAGGACCGCCGATTCGATGAAGAACATCGACGTGCCGGCCATGGCGAGCATGAGGTATTTGGAGATCCGGACTCCGCGGCGGTACTTCTGCGGTATCAGCCTCATCGCTTGTCCCCGTCCCCAGGTTGGTCAGGTATCCGCGGGATCGCGAAGACCACGGCGAACGCACGGGCAGCATCCTCCATAGCAGTGAGGCGGCGCTCCAGTTCCTCGATGCGGGTGATCAGTTCGTTCAGTGCCTCGGGTGGGAGGCAGCAGTGTTTCTTGGCCATTCCGTATCCCCAGAGTTGTCGGAATGGTCAGGGGTGCCACAGCGCGGACGCCTTGGTGATCGCCGAGCCGAAGCAGTTGGCGAACTGGCCGGGCGTGGAATGGCCGCCGCCGATCGCGAACGAACCAGCCGCAGGATTCCATGCGGTGTAGCACTTCAGCACCTTGGACTTGATCCACCCGGTGTACTCCTCGCGGCGCGCGATGTCTCCGGTAGTCGCGGGGTAGACATTCGGGTACCAGGACTCGTACTCCGCGGCAAGGGCGGGGTCGCGCGGGGGGCCCCAGTACAGCTTGGACGCGAAGAACATCGCGTTGGTCAGCAGCCCGGACAGGACCGGGTCCCCGCCGGTGAAGGTGAACCCAGGGTTGTTGTAGACGGGCGTGCCCTTCAGGTTGCGCAGGGCGATGCCGCTGGCGGCGTGGTCGGGGTGCTTGTCGGTCGAGCTCATCGACCACCACAGCGAGTTCGGGTACAGGTCCATGTAGCGGCGGATGATCTCATCGACCTTCGCCACCCCGTCAGGGTGCACCGGTGCGGTCGATGAGCCGGCGCCGTTGCTGCCGTAGGCCGTCCCGAGGTTCTCGTCGTGAGTGAACACTGCGCCGTGGTCGTCCGGCACGGTGGGCGCGATGCGCGCCATAGCACCCGCCGCCGACATTCCTTCGGCGAGCCGGGCGAGGCCGATCTGTTCGACGGTCGGGATCGGGTACTGCTCACGGGCGGGGTCGTGCTTGTAGCCGTGGTCGGCCCAGATGCAGGCTGCTGTCGTGGACCCGCCGTCTAGCCGCAGGGACGCGGCTGTGACCTCACCTCTGGTCAGGAAGATCAGGTGGACGTCGTAGCCGCTGGCCAGGTAGTGGATGTAGGGCCACATGGACAGGATCTCGTCGTCCGGGTGGGGGACTAGGACCATCAGCCGCTTCACACGCCTGCCTTTCGTCGGGGTCGTGGGGAGCTTGAGCGCGAGGGGCAGCAACGAGAGAGCGAGGGCTTGGCGACGTGACCACATCCGGAGGCGCTCCCTCCGGACATGCGAAACGCCTCGCTGGTTAGGCGAGGCGTTCGGGTGTAGGCGGCTATGGGGTTAGTCGTCCAGGCAGTGCGCGTGGACTCGCGCGCCGTCGTCTGCGGTCACGTCTTCCCCAGTCAGTGGCTCAAGGCACACCGGGCAGAACGGCGTCCGGTCTACTGGGTGGCGGCCCTTGCGGGTGCGCGGGTCGTAGCTCATGGCTTCCACTCTAGCCACAGATAGTCACCGTCCGCGACGCTGTGGGGTGGGCTTCGTCTTCCTCGCCGCAGCGATCGCCCGGTACATCGACCACGGCACCGAATCGAGATCGATGCTCACCGAGTGGGAGTCGGCGTCGTAGTCGGTGGACACGATCCGGCACAACGTCGACCCGTTGCGCGGGTTGTTGTTCAACGCATCCCGGGAAGGGTTGATGCCGACGATGCGACACATGTAGCCCGGTTCGATCTCGTACGGCTGCACCCTGCGGCCCGTGTACAGGTCCACCACTTCACGAGACACGGTGATGTTGCCGCCGTTCTGCGGGAACCGGTGCTCGTCCAGCGCGGTCGCGTTCGCCACCAGCGCGTTCGAATGGTTGCTGGTTTCCTCGCCGAGGTCCTGGAAGAACCTGCGGGTGCGGTCGGCCGCGGTCATCTCCGGGATCGACTGGACCGTGGTCGTGAACCTCGCCAAGCCGGACGGGGTGCGCCACCTGGACACGGCCACGTTGTACTGGGCGACCGGCTGAGCACCTGCCGAGTAGTTGTCGGTCCAAGTGATGAACTCGTACCGGACGTCGTTGGTGCGGGTCATCCACTTCAGTGTGTACTTGTCGGTCCCCGGATAGGACGGGCCCACAATGTAGGTGCATGACGGTTCGTACTTCATCAGCTCGTCGGCGACCTGCATCGGGGTCACGCCGTCAGGGAAGGCGAGCTGCTGGATGACATAGGCGGAACCGGTGGCGATCTGCGCATTGGGCCCATCGAACGTGGATGCCAGCATGTCACCGAGCATGTCTTCCCACACCTCGTATGCCCGTACACCGTCGGTGTAGCCGCCAGTCTTGTAGGTGCCGTCCTTCAGCTTCATCCGGGCCACGATCACCGGATCCAGGATCGATACCCACACTGTGTCCAGGGTGCCGGTGGAAGTGTTGGCCGCGCCGTCCCAGATGAGCTGCAGGTAGGCGACGTTCGCGCCGACCGGGATCCCGCCACCGACCACAGCGCCTGAGCCACCGGCACCTGCCACTTGCAGGGGCTGGGAGCGGACCACTGTGGACGGTGGAGTGACAAGCAGCCGGACCAGCCATGAGACGGCGTTATGGCCACCGTCCCAGGAATAGTTGATGCGGCCGATCTGCTGGCCCGCTTCCCGGATCCGCCAGTACCCGGCGTTGACCCGGTCGTTCGGTTTCGCGGTGAGGTCGGTGGGGAGCCCCAGAGTCAGTGCGTCCTCACCGGACCCGCCGCGGTCCTCGCCCGCGTTGATGCTTCCGGCCGTCACCGTGTCTTGGTCCCGCCGGATCCAGGAGGTCATTTCCCGATCGACGTAGATCCGGGCGCCGGCCCAGTCGTTGAGCCGTTCGACGCCGCCTTCTACGAGCACCTCGAGCAGTTCACCTGAGTCGCTGACGGACCGGCCGGGGTGGGACACGTCGCCTTCGAAGACGGTGTCGCCGTTGAGCTTGTTGTAGATGTAGATCCGGGAGTAGGGCTGGATCATGTCGGAGCGGAACCCGAGCCGCTGCGACACGGTGAACGACGCTGACCGGAAACCACCCGGGTCGGTCTTAGTGAACTTCACCCCGCCGTGAAGGTAGCCGGTGACCAAGCCGTCGTAGCGGGTGTTCTTCACTCGTACAGCGAGGGGGATGATGGAGGCGTTGAGAGCGGTCATACATCCCCCCGATCAGAGCTTGTCGATCGTCTTCAGGGCGTCTTCGCGGGCCTCGACCAGAACGTCCGTGGCGATGCGTCGGATCGTGAACCACCACCATGCGGGCGTACTGATGATCGTCGGCCAGTTGGGCCACTGGTCGTCGGCGAAGTCGAGGCCAATGACAACCGTCCCGAGGATGGCCATCAGTAAGATGCCCAGCGTCATCGCCTGTCGGCGCGCATACGCCCACTTCTGCGGAGTCATCATGGTCTGGTGAACTCTCGCCAGCGGGGCCAGTAGTAGGCGCGCAGGGTGGTGGTGTTCGTGATCCCGTCCACCGTCCCTGCAGGGTCGACCTGCCGGATCATGTGGATCCGGTTCGTCTGGCCGGGGATCAACTCCGGGAACCCGCCACCTGCATGGATGCGGGCAGGTGTTGCTGTGGTGAGCACCTCGTCCAGGGCGGTGTTCATCGCGTACGCCGAACCGCCCTCGTCAGTGGTTCCGTCCAGGACGTAGGTGGTGTCTGTCGTCGGCCACTGCACGATCACCGTCGACTCATCAGCAGGCACAAAGTACAGGCAGTCGAAGTCGAGGCTTCCCGACCCGGAGCTGCGGCCCGCATAGAACCCGACCCACGGCAGCACGACCTTCGTCGACACGCCACTGAACCCGTGCCGACCAGGGTCGGACCAGGCAGGTACCGGTACCTTCCCGAGGTTCACCCAGAACGGACCGGCAACCAGAGGGAGAGTGACCGTGTCGTTCTCGACCGGGGCCACAGAGTCCACCCCGTACTTGAGCTGTGTCGTCCACACGTCAGCGGCAGTGGTCTTCGCTACCCGCGCATACACGATGTACTCGCCGCGGGCCTCGACTGTCGACACACCGTTCGACGGGAAAGCGCTGTTTGCCCGGATCACGTGCGTCGCCGTACCGGGAGTGATCCGTAACTTCGACCCACCCGAGAACGCGGCGTCAGCAGTGACGACGGCGTTGGTGCCCAGCGTCATCGACTCCGCCTGCACCACGTTGCTGTACCCCGAAGGTGTGCCGCGCCGCCTTGTGGCGACATGTGACCACTTCGACCCCAGGCCGTTCGACGCCCCCGTAGAAGTAGCGATCAGGAACAGCGGGGTTTCCACATCACCCAGTACGCCGGTGATGTCGATGTGCATCGGGTTCGAACCGGCGGCAGGGTTGTTGCTCAATGTGAACGGGGACCCGGTCACCTGGACCCGCGGCCCGTACGCGAACGGCTCAGCTTCGATCTGCAACGTGATCTTCGCGTCGCTGACCAGCGTCTTCACGACATCGATCGAATACTCGGGGTTCGCGAAGGTCCGGAAGAACACCGGGTTCGACCCGTGCTGCACCTTCAGGATGTTGTCGACCCTGAGTTGGTGGCCGAGGTTCTGGATCACTGTGGCGGCAGCGTCGTTCGTTGCGCCCAGCACCTGAAGCGGGATGACCAGGGTCAGGTTGGCCGCGGTCGAGCGAGTCGGTCTACGGCCGTGCCGCATTGGCCCGCCGGAATAGCCCTTCTCGTAAGAGGCCGGGTTGATCTTCCAACCATCACCGACCATGAGAGGCCTGGCGTTGATGTCGAGAAGCACCGATGGGGACGCGCTGGCCATGTCGGCCACGAACTGCCACGTCGCCATCAGTACCTCCTCAACGCTTCACGGGACAGGGACTCGTCGAGACGGGCGCCGTTCAGGGTGATCGGCCGGGCCCCGGCATCGCGGAGCAAACGACGGTCCTCCTCGGACAGCCGAACCGTCATCTCGTCGCTCTCAGCGAAGACCCGTTCGGTCTTGCCGGACATGTTCACGCCGAGCGTGCCGGACTCCCACCGCTTACCGCGGCCGGTGTCGAAGTTGTCGATGCCGAGCTCCCGAAGGAACTGCTTCCCCGCGAACGACTTGCCCCGCGGATCGAGAACATCGAACGCGGCGTCACCGACTTTCCCGCCGGCAGCGAACCCCCTCACGGAGGCGCGGTTCGTGAACAGGCCATCGCGCGCACCCCGGGCAGCCCGACCCATCACGACCCCACGACCGCCGCGGGATTCGATGTTCACGCCGTTCACGGTCGCGGCGGTGTGGCCAGGGTTGCCCTTGAACCATCCGACCTCGAACGCGCCGGGACCGGACCTGAACATCGACCACGGCATCGAACCGGTGGCCCCGATGCGGCTGTGCGGATTCCGGCCGAGCGCCGTGTTGATCGCGGCAGATACAAGACCTGAACAGTCGTACCCGCCCGGGCCGACACCGCCCCACGAATAGGGCTTGCCAACCTGCGACTTGACGAACGACAAAACCTTACCCAGGCCGGGGCTGACACCGAGCAGTTTCGCGAGGGCCCCGGCGAACGACTGGCCGATGTTCTTCGCGCCAGTGGCCACGTTATTCGCGAACAGCCCCTGGGTCCGGTCGCTCGGGATCTGCGGGCGGACACTGAGCCCAGGACGTCCGCCACGAGCGAACCCCCCATCGGGGATGATCGTCGCTGTCCCCTCATTGACCGACCGCATGGCGTAGTCGCCGTACTTCATTGACGACTTAGCCTTGATCACCCACTCCTTGCGGGACAAGGCATACAGGCCCGCCGTGTCTGACGTGGTAGTCCCGGGTCCGTCGACCGGCCCGCCGGGGCCACCGGATGCGCGGCGACCGGCAGAGGCCAGGCTCATCGTGTTCTTGTCGAACACCGGTTTGATGGTAATCGTCTGGTCATTGATGCCACCGAGTTTTCCGTTGACCGAGTCACGGAACTTGGCGAACTCAGTCGCAGCCGTCTTCAGCTTCGGCCCCAAACCAGGCACCCAGCCGAACGCCTTCGCAGCCCCTGAAACAACACTGCCGGCGAAGTCAAGCACCTTCATGACGACGAACCGCAGGGCCGTCTGGGCAGCGGACTTGATCGAGTCCCAATTGCGGGCGATGACGAGAACCGCCAGCCCGAACGGGCCCGTCAAAATCGCGAGGAGCAACGGCCAGTTCGCTTGCACCCAGTCGATCGCGGTGCGGACCGCGCCAACGACCGCATCGAACACCTCGACCGCTTCGTCCCTCACTGCGCCGAACACCGCGTTGACGATGTTCCGGAAAGTCTCGGACTTCTTGTAAGCGTAGATCAGGCCGGCGGCCAGCCCCACCAGGGCGAGGACTACGACACCGATCGGGTTGAGCGCCATCACCACGTTCAACGCAGCTTGCACCGCGGCGTAGGCCTTCGTCGCCGCAGCGACGATCGCGAGCGTGAGGTGGTATGCCTTGAAGGCGACAACCATCGCAGCGACACCGACAGCGACCGCACCGACGACCGTCGAGTTTTCCTTCAGCCACTTAGTGAAGTCCGCGAGCACCGGGACCACCTGCACGCCGATGAACGCGGCGATTTCCTGCACGACGGGGAGCAGGAGCCGGAACACCTCGACAGCTTTCACGCCGACGTCCTCAGCCAGCGGGCGAAAGGCGATGATCAGGTTGGCGACGGCGGGGATGACGGTGCCGACGACGAAGCCACCGAACTCCTTCAGCCGCGGCAGCACCTCGGTCTTGAAGAAACCGAATGCCTGGCGCGCGGCGAAGCCCAGCCGCTCCATGAAACCAGGGAAGCCGGACGAGGTGACCTCGCCGTCGTTGTACTTCCACGCGGCAGCGAACGCCTGGATACCGCCGGTGACCTCAGTGAAGACAGAGATCGCTGTCTCGCGGATCGTCAGCAGGAACCCGACGAACTTCGAGTCCTCTTCGACGTTGAACGCCTCACGAAACCCCGTCGTGAAGTCGCCCGTCTTGAACAGGTTGAACAGTTCACTGATCCCAGGGATCAGTCTGTCGGACGTGAATGACGCGAACTTCGACACCGCCGGCAGGAGGAACCCGCCGACCTCTTCGGCGAGGTTCCCCGACACCACCTTGAGGCGGGCGATCGGATCTGCTGCAGCAGCGGCGGCTCCGCCTACCTGCCCTTCGATCTCCTTCAGAATGATCTTCTGCGCGCCCAGCACATCCCCGGACTCAGTGAGCGTTTTGATCTGCGTCTTCTGCTGGGCGGTGAACGTGACGCCGGCCTTCGACAGCGCAGAGATCCCCTTCACCGGGTCGTTCAGTGCCTTACCCAGCTGCTTTGATGCGCCGTCGATTCCGCCGAACTGGACCGACAAGTCAGCCGCAGCCTGTGTGGCACGGTTGAAGATGTCGTTGTTCTTGCCGGTCTCGTTGCGGATGTTCTTGAACGTGAGCAGCATGTTCGCCGCAGTCTGGACCTGCTCGTCGTCGATCGCGGTCTTGTTGCTGATCGCGGTCGCGAGGTCTCCGACTTGGCCGGCGGTGATGTTCGCTGCGCCGCCAGTGGTGCGGATCGCGTTCGCGGTGATCCGGGAAATCTTCGCGGACTCCTGAGCGTCTGCGATGAAAGACCCGAACACCTGCGCGCCCTTGATGGCAGCGAACGCACCGATGAACAAGGCCGCGGAGTTCCTCGCAATCCCGCCGAACGCCCCGTTGAAACCGACACCGAACCGGCCCGCTACCTGCGAACCTTCCTTCTTGGTGTCGATGCTGTTCAGCTTCTTCTTCACCTCGGGACCGAACTTGTCCATGTCCGGAAGGACCCGCACGAAGACATCCGTGAGAGCGGTCACGGTCCCACCCCCAATGCGGCGAAGAGTTGCGCCTTCTCCCGGTCAACGGGAGGCGGCTCGGTGAACAGCCAGTCGTCGAACTTCTCGGTCATCTCGCCGGGAACGAGCTCGCCGCCACCAGAAATGACAGCGAGCTCGAGCGCCTGGAGCTGGTCTACCTGCAGCGAATAGACGACGTCGCACAGGTCAGCGAGCGTCAGCCCACCTGCTGCCGGTACACCGCCATCGCCAGATCCGGCCTGCCCTGTGACTTCAGGCGCTGCACCACCTCGAGCGAGGATGAATCTTCCACGGAGGTAGGCGCGGTTTGCTGCGGCCCAGCCGAGGAGTCGGAAGGCCGCGAAGTAGGGCGCTCCGACAGGATCGCCATGACGTCCTTGATGACCTGCATCAACTCCTGGTCATCGGCGCGGGTCTTGTCGGCGTGATCCTCGAACCGGGCCCATTCGTCATCGGCGATGCACTGCCGCAGCAGGTCGTACATCGCAGCGAGACCATCCTCGTCGGACGAGTCGACGCCGGACTTGGCGATCTTCGCGAACCGCATCAGCGGCATCAGGCCGATCTTGGAAGCGACGGCGAACTCGGCACCCAGGAACTCGACGCGTCGCACCTCCGCTTCCGGTGGTGTCTCCTGCACGACCTCGAGCGCCATGTCAGACCCCGAACCGCGCGGCACCAGCGGAGTAGACGGAGAACACGGCGCCGACCGGGGGGACCTCGAAGTTGAAGGTGCAGGGGATGCCCGCGAACGCCGGGGCCTTCTGGAACTCCATCGACACCTCGCCGCCCTGCAGCGTTTGGCGCATGACGATCCGGGTCGTGTTGTCGTAGGACTCCCAGCCGATCATGACCCTGACCTCAGCGCCAGGAGCGACCGGCTCGAACGTGCCGAGAGTGGTCGCGGTAGTACCGGACGTCGGAGTGATCGCACCGACGCCGCCGTTGAAGGCGCGCTTCATGTTGTGCAGGGTCACGTTCGCGAGAGCGAACGCGATGTTCCCGGCGCGCTCCGTGGTGGCGTACTTGATCGGATCGAAGAACTCAGCGACCGACATCGCCTCGACCGACGTCGAGTAGTTGAACGTCGACCCTTCCTTCGTGGCGCCCAGCGACAGCCACGCGGCCGGCCAGGCGTCGGTGAAGACGGAACCGGCGACGGTGTTCGTCGGGTTGGCGGACAGCAATGGAGCTATGTACAAATATCCGGGATCGGTGAGCAGGGTGGGGACAGCAGTTGAGCCTGGCACGTGACGGCCCTCCTAAGGGCATCGTGGGTTGGGAGAGCCGCTAGCTGCGGCGGTTGTTGATCTCGTCCGCTGCGGGACGGAGGTGTGGTTGAGCGGGTGTGTCCTCGGTGCCGAGCTCGATGAGAGCGCCATACCAGGCGGTCTTCTTGCTCCAGCCGACGTGGTATTCGACGAGGCCGGTCTGCTTGTCGTAGACGTTCTCGACCTGGATGCCCCGCTTCAAAGCGCCCGTGTCTCGGGGCGCTTTCCGGCGGGCGATGTTCCGGACCTCGGCGGCGACAGCTCGGATCTGCTTCTTCACCGAAGGGGCCTGAGACACGGCGGCCAGCACCTCGGGGCGGAACTGGCCGATGCGCATCACTCGACCGGGCGGCCGAGTGACTCGAGCAGGTCCTTGTGGGCCTTGGTGCCGACCTTCACGACGAGGCCCTGGTCGATGTAGCCGAGACGTTCGGCGTTCTCGATCGGCACCGCGTCGCCTGGGTTGTAGGCCAGGGCGGTGCCGTGGTGGATCTGCTGGTTCGCGACGTACAGCCCGTACTCCTTCTGCTGTAGCGCGATCTGGTCCGCGAGTTCCGCGGTGATCGGGGAGACCGGCTCGGCGGGCACGGTCGGCTTGGCGTCAGCCACGATGGGCTCCTTCACTGTAGGTGCAACTCGAGGTCGGTGATGAACCGGGCGCGCCCGGAAGTGGTGTCAGGGTTCGGGATGATCTGGCCGGCTACCGCGTTCGAGACGGTCGCTGCACCAGGGCTAGGGAGAGTCCAGGACCATGTCCCGCGCAGGTCTCTGGCTACTGACCGGACGGTGGCTGCGATCGCTTTGCAGGCGATCACGTCGGTGGTGGTGTTGCTCGCGCCCCACACGTCGACCTGGACTCTGGCGAGCAGGGTCTCGGGACGGAGTTCGTCGTCATCGACGAGGGACAGCACCAGCAGCGGCCAGGTCGGGTTCGAAGGGATCGCATAGTAGATGCGGGCACCGACAAGATCAGTCAGGGTCGGCTGCTGTAGCAGCGCCGCTCGAGCAACGATCGTCGAGTCAGGCAGAACCGGGGCCGGCATGTCAGCCTCCCGTGATCCGGTAGCACGGGACCTCGAGGTGGTGGGGTCTGCCGCGCGCGCGCCACACCTCAGGCACTCCGTCGATGTCGTAGTCCAGACCGAGGTGCCGCAGCCGGTCAGTAGGCTTCACGTCCGCATCTGCAGGCAGGAAACCTTTGTGGGTGGAGTCCGTTCGCTGCTGCGCCACGACATCCTCAGAAGACGACAGGGGCTGCAGTTCGCCGGGGTAGTCGGTGGTGGTCGCGGTGCCCCAGTCGGGGATGTCGTCGCCGCCGTCCGGTGAGGGTGTGACGCCGGCACGGACCACGGTGACTGTGTCGCGGAACCGCATCGGCGCCTCCTACGGTCTCTCGGTGACACCGATGAACGGCCGCGGTGTATGTCCGATGTCGGGGCGGAACACGATCCCCCCAGCGGTGGTGAGGACGGTCCCACCTGCGGTCTGGGTGTGGATGGAGTCGTCGACCGTGAGCACATGGTCTTGCGTGAGGACCAAGCCGTCGGCCGTCTGGGCATGAATTGCGTCGAGTGCGACGAGGGCGTGCGCCTGGGTGAGCGTGACGCCCGCGGCTACCTGGGCCTGTACAGCATCGGCAACAGTGAGCGCCGACCCGCCGGTGAGAGTCACCGATTCGGCGGCTTGCCCGTGGGTCGCGGCCTGCACCGTCAGCTGGTGGGCCTGGGTGAGGGTGACGTTCCCCGCTGTCTGGGTGTGTGTGGCGCTGTCGACGCCTAGAGTGCCGACATCCCACACGGTCGTTTCGGATCCGCGTGACACCCCAGCTGCGGCGTCCCAGCCGACCTTCTCGACCGTGATTGTTCCCGCGCCCACGTCGTCGGTGATCGTCATACGAATGTACTGACGGCACTGACCTACGGAGTTCGAGAAGAACCAGTCGAACTCGTTCGGGTTCCTGCCGCCGCCGACGTTGTGCATCGGTGCCGTGC